CCTTGGAGACAATTAAGGATTGATTATTTAAAAAAAGGTTTCGAAATATATCATAACTTTTCAAATTATTTGATTAGCAGAACTCAAGATTTAAAAATAACGTTTAAGGAATTTATGCCAATGGTTAATTTAAAAATTTTAGGGTTGTTTTCCCAAAAAAGGAAATTGGAAATATTTTTAGGACAGTTAAGATATCTTTTTTATAATTTAACAGGTGAATTTAGTAATGTTGCTGAACTTGCCAATTCAATGGCAACTTACAATTTTGACATAATAATATCAGTTCTTCAAAAGTCAATCATAAAGAACTATAATAAAATACAGACAACTTTAAATTCAAAGACATTGTTTGATTTAGTAAGCTGTGAAAACTTTTTAAATATTGAATATATGGCAGAGAAATTTGATGAATCTATATTTATGACAAAATCTCCATTTGAGCCAATGAATGAACATCTTAAAAACTTGAAGTCTGTGTTATTAAATCATGATTACTTTTATAAATGTATATATGGTGAAAATGACAAAAATATACCACTTTCAGAGAAAAATTTAGATCCATATAAGATCTTGACATCAACAAAGTTAGATTTAAGAGATCAAGATCACAAAAAGAGTTTTGAAAAGGCATTTTCAAATGATTTCATCTTTGATCCTATTTTATGCTATACAGTTGGTGAGTATAGTAGTAGGTTTATTTCTGATAAATTTACCACCGCTGAATTATCAGACTTTTTTGATAAATTAATTACTAGCTCATTCACTAAGATAAAAACTTCTAAAGGTATGAGATCTCATGATGGTGAATTTTGGGGTAAAAAGGGACATGATGTTGTATTTCAAGATTTAAATATTGAAGAAATAAACGATTTAATAAGCATAGAAGACAATTGGTATAAGCAGAATAAAAAAATAAAAGAAACACATTTAAGCATAAAAGATTATATAGAAAGATTAAATGTCAAAAACATACCATTTGAGTTTGACATGAAAGACAAAATCCAATTTAAAGATTCTAGAGAAATTTACGTAATGACTGATTATACCAAATCCTGTCAAAATCCTATAGAAGAATTTTTTAAGAAGTTGTGTTCATCTTTGGAGAATGAGATAATCAATATTAAATCACATGTAAGGCCAAAATATATACATTCCAAACTTTTTGAATCTCATAAAGATGAAGAAATGCTTTTTTGTACTTTAGATTGTAGAAAATGGGCACCAAGATCTAATTTATGGAAATATTTTTACTTTGTTAAAGGTCTTTCAAAATCTCTACCTAAAAACTTTTTTACATATTTTAATAAATTTTGGTCTAAATATTTTTACAAAAGATTAAGAGTTCAAAAGATATATGTGGAAAAGTTATCTAAAAATAAGGAAAATGCAGATATAGTTAAACATTTTTTCAAGCGCCCTGATGGGGATTTTGAATTGTATATGCCATATAGCTTCATGATGGGAATGTTTAATTATTTATCTTCTTTAATGCATGCATGTACTCAAAAATATTATTCTGATTTATCCATTAAAATATTTAAAGTAAATTTGAATATGTGTGCCCATAGTGATGACAGTTCTGGGACAATTAAAGGTGATAATCTAGAAATCATGTTAAGATCCTTCCAAGGATATGAAGTTTTCCAAAAATTAATGAATCATATGTTCTCATCTAAAAAATCAAACATATCGAAAAATTCTATGGAGATGATATCAATAATGTACATTAATAGAAGATTAACCCCTATGAAACATAAATTCTTAACTAATTTAGCATTGAACACAAAGGGTTCTAGCTATTATGATGATATCAGCAGTGTAGTTTCATTAGTGGTATCAGCTCATAGTAATGGGGCCAGCTTAATTGAATGTTACAGTTTAATGATCTCAACTGCTGAGTTAATTAGAAAGGCATACCACATACCTGATAATGTTAAAAATTCTAAGATACCTTTATGCATAGGAGGTCATTTCAACATGCATCCTTTACACTTAATTTTAATGGGGTCTTCTTCTCAGGAAACTATGTTAGATTTGTTAGAATCTGAAGAAGAAAGGCTTTTTAGAGTTCAATTTTTAAAGGAGTTATGTATTGATTACATTAGTGGGTTTGGAGCAGTAATGAATTATTCTAAGCCTTATTATATTAGACATAGGAAAACTCCACAATTGACTGATGAACAGAAAATAAAAATTAGATCACTGGCATTATATTTTCAAAATGAAACTATAGGGGATAAATTGGATTACATAAATTCTCTTTATGATGCCAATTTCATTTATTCTCTAACCAATATTGATTCTAATCAGCTATTTCTAGCTACTCTTTTTTACTCTTGTTACATTACACAGGATAGTGATGAAGGGTTAATGAGTTATAAAATTAAAGATCTATGTACATCTTACAAGATTAAATTCTTAAATCATTCAAAATTTATAGATATAAATAAACCAATAAAATTGATTCCTAGTAAGTTCTTAAGTTATATGAGGAGTGCAGAATTGATAAATGTAGATCTAAATAGTTTTAATTTTAAAATAGACAAAACCACAAAACCCTTAACTTACAATACTTTAGAGATATTAGGAATGAATATACAATATAATACAGTTAGAAAAATGTTGGCAGTTCAAGAATGTGAAGAGTTAAGGAAAATAGTCCCAGATAGAGAGATACTTGAAAGGTGGTTTAAATTCTTAGGTAAAAGCTTAAAAGATAAGAGTGATGATGAAATCAAAGCAATAGTAAAATACACAGGTAAAGATAGTTCACATGTTAGATCTTGCTATATGTCTATACCATCCAATATGATGATAGATAATATTGAGAGATTTTGGACTTTTAATTTAGTTTACAATACTTTTAGTAAGTACATATCTAATGTTAAACCTCAGTTATTAGGATTAATGGATATAAATCCAACAATACATGCTAATCAACATCTCAAACATGCATATTTAATATTTAAAATTATGAATACAGTATCAATTAATAATACTTTGGATTCTAATTTTATGAACAAAATGGAGGAACATCTTAATAAGTGTGAAGATTGTGTTAAGATGGATATAATCCCAATGATTAAAGAATTTTATGACATTCTAAATGTCAAAAATTTAACAATAAACCCATCAATTCCTTTCTGTATATATAACAGTGAACAGAGACAAGGGTTGAATGTATGGTTTGGACAATGTGAATTTACCTTATGTACTAATCTAGGTTTAGTAGAACATAAAATAATAGAAGGTAAACCTTACACCACATGGAGAGTAGAAACTGAAGAATCCTTAACTTTCTTGTGGCTATTATATGAAATTTTCACAGAGAGTAAAGGAATTTACACTCCTCAGATGACTAGTGGTAAAACTTTATATAAAAACAGGTTT